GCACAACAATAGACCAATCTAATGCAGCACCAGTAAACACACGTGTTTTCTTCATTTTTGCTTTCTTAAAAGAAACAGGCTCATCTTTTAAATGAGCACAAAAATTAGGCAACACGGTTTTACCTTCTTCATATTGTGCAATATTTTGCGCAACACGATCCATGATTTCATCGTCCAATTTAACTGGATCTTGAAGACCATGAACTGCAGGAATAGATTCTAAGAAAAATTTCTTAGATTTTTTCCAAGGATTACCGGCACTAGTATTACGTGGCATTTTGTCCACATAAGCTACACCAGCAGCTCCATTAATTGCAGTAAAAGTGTCATAAACTTCTATTTGATTTAATCGTTCTTTACTCAAACCGGACAGAATATCTTCAGTAAATGATTTAACACATTTATCCAAAATATTTTGATCCAAATCAGTAATAGGTTTAACCATATCTAATAAGGCAATACGCCAAGGTTCCCAAGAGGCCATCTCGGGTTTGGTGTATTTAATTTTATATCCTAAAGGAGATAATTTTCTTACTAGAGGAGTTAATTCAACGGTTGATTTAGGTTTTCCTCGAAAACCAGCAAAAGATCCATACACAGCAGCGGTTCCATCTTGTACGTAACGTACAGTGGCCTTCTTGTGTAAATTCCCAAGTTCCCTCTTAGCAGAAGGAGCAGATAGTGCAGGTTCTCCACACTGAATGTATAAATCATGTTTAGTTAAGAATTCATCAATGATATGATAATCCACAGAGATCGATAAGACTCTTGCAGCTTCGTCACCCATTGTATGAAAACCTAAAATAACAGGACCTAAACTAGACATACCAATAAGAGGGCTTCCACAATCACCTACTTTCGTAGGATCAGATGTGAAACCTCTCCATACATCCAAATTTACATTCAGCTGAGGAATTGATAGATTGCGTGTCTTAGTAATTTTTACAACACTAGTTCGCGCAACACTACCATCATTTAATCTTCTCACATAAAAACCATTCATACGTGCGTCCAAGGTATCCTTAGCAAAAAGCTTAGTAATATCTTTACGAGGAGGCATGTTTGAAAGTTTCACAAAACAAATATCCCTATCAGGATATCTGAAAATTTGAGAAGAACTTAATTTAAAACGTAAATTGCGAGTAATACCATCACTTCGATCTTGTTGAACCAAAGTGACATATTG